AGTTCAAGTGCTTTAATAAAACGAACACCCGTCTTTTCGTCTGTTACTGACTTACCCTCTGGTACTGAGTAACCAATTGACCACTCTTGTTCGTCTGCAAAAAACTGAACATCGTAGAAAGCATCGCGACCACGTGTCGTATTTAGATTGAATTGCATTTTGACAAGAAGCGCTCCAGCGTTTTGTACGCGAAGGTCTGCTGGCAATCTTTCGTCGTTTGGCAGCAACTCCTCAACTTTAAGGGTCTTGGCTACGGGAATATTTGTATCGTGAGACCAAACCCCTTTAGGGTTTCGCTTACGAAGGGTGTTTTTGTATGCGCCGGGTTCAATAACGTCGTTGACCGAGTCCACGATATTTGTTACAGAAACAATTGCTTCAACTATTCCGTCTGCACTACTGAGGGCGTTGACCGTTGAAACAGGAACATTCTTGCGGTCCATCTGGCCTCCTAGGCACAACCTAACACTACGCGAGCGTCCAGACTAACTTAACTAGGCGTATAGGTTAAGCAAACGATAATGTACATCGACAATTAATGACCGAGGTTCCGTCGCCCTCAAAGTCTCCGGGAAAACGAACTGATTTTCCTTCGACGTTAAAGTTTTCGTCAATCCCAATAGTCGCGTTTGAGACATGAAGGTGTTCGGTTCGGCCATCTTCGCCGGCTGCGTGAACCCAGGTCTTTTTAGTGAATCCCAGTTGCCGTGCGGCCCACAGCAATCCAGCATTAAATGCGCCAGATACTTCCGTTTTGACAATGGTCTTTATTCTTTTGGTAAAAGAGTCACCCATCCACTTTTGTAGTTCGGAGACAAAAGACGCGTGTGGACGCCCTTTATAGGCCTCAAGCATCTTTTGTAAATTGATATTTGTCGTGGTGTTTACAAGCAACAGGTTACTAATCCTGTCTTGTATAAGCTCCTGAATCTGCTTACCTTCCATATCTAGGGTGTCAAAGCGACTCTCAGCAACATCAATCGCGCCGTCAAGGAATACTGCAGAAATCCAAGTGTTGCCATCTGTTTTGAGTTGTCGATTCCAAACATCGATATCAAAGAAATCTTCTACGGCAACTTCCTCCGACGAGTCCCAGCGCTCTTTGAGTTTCTTTGAGTTGGCTTTTTCCATAACCACACGCTGTTGTCGTTTAAAAAATGAAGCCACCTGCAATGTCACACTTGCCTCAAGTCGGTCTAGCTGTCTAGACCTTCTTTGTGTGTTGCTTGAATCTTTTATATCGTCTCCCATTGGATGAGCCAGTGGCACCATCGTTGGCTCATACACCGGCCTTGGTGATGGGTCATTTGTACTGTCTGTCATGTCGTTTCTAGGAGAGGTTGGGGTGTTCCCAGAAGACGGTACGGGTTTGTCTGGCTCATCATCCGGGCGCCTGCCGGGACGTTGATTTGGGTTGACTCGGTCTCCAATTTGAAGTCCGCTTCCATCCGTTGACATAACCACTGGTGAAAGATTTGTCGGAACAAGAAGGTCGTTAATACCTACACCCTCGCGCCCTGTTAGTCCTCGGTACTCGTCGATACTAATTGCACCCTGCTTCAATTCTTCAAGATGAAAGCGCGAACGCTCCCTTTCGTCGCGTGAAAGAATCGCAACGGTAGATAGGTCATAAGCAAAGTAGGTTGTGTTGTCGTCGTCTAAAATGTCAAACGCTCGCTCCAGCAACGTTAAGTGCGGCAACATTGTCTCTCGCCAGAACACTTCTAGTTCAACATCGGCGTTTGCAAATGTACGTCCAGACGCATTGCCAATCACTGATTCTGGGACTCCAAAAGAAAGAAGAATTTCTTGCTTGTTTAGTTCCCGCGCTTCCGTGTACTGAGCATCTCGCTGGTTTACGGAAGTGTCAATAAACTCCGCGTCTTCTGCCGAAAGAATAGTGATTCGTCCGGCGCCGCCGATATTTGAACCGGTGCTTCCACGGAAACGCCTCGCTATTTCTTCGCTTTGCTCTTCTTCCATGTCCCCTTTGATAATCAGCATTCCGCCAGGTCGACCATCGTTAATAACAAAGTTTCGATTGTAAACGCGCGAATAGTAATCAAACTCAATGGCGAGACCAGCAGACTCAAGTGGGGTCTGACCTTTGTATGGGTCAACTGGATGTGGGACACGAATCCACATCATGTTTTGAGGGTCAATAATTTTTTTGGGGGTGTTTGGATATTCAACCGAATAACCAGAAACAAAATTTACTGGGTCTGGAATTGGGAATACATGTTGAGGTTGATGCAAAAACAACGAGACCACATCGCCCAGTCGGTTACGTGTAAGTTCTACGTACGCGCCTTTTCTGGAAAGGAGGAGTTGCGACGAGAGCATAAATCTAAAGGAAAAAGCGTCAATATTTTTGTTTGGTTTCCTGTTGAGTAGTTCAAGTATTGGGGCGTCATATTTCATGGCTCCAACTCGCCAATCACCGACTCGTTGCCCTACTGGTAATGACGCCGCGTTAGAGGCGATTGCGTAAACGGCTTTATAAACCCAGACAACCCTGTCTAATGCTTGATTAATTCCGCGCTCTACATCCCAGCCATCCTTATATGGTTCCCCAGGCCGACTGTAGCCAGTCGTGGCGTAACGTTTTTTTTCAGTCAGATTAGTGAAGCCATCTCCGGTGGCTTGAGTGAAGCTTCTAAGGTAGGCCATAACTACTCGCTCTGCTCATAGCCGAGAAGAAGGCTTATTGCCACGAGGTTCAATCCAACCGCTAAAAACCCAAGGGCGGAATCAACTAAAAACCCGGCGGTGGAAATACATACTGCGCCAGAAACAATCGCCGACGCAGCAATGCGTTCCCTTTGCGTATTAATCAACAATTTGCTGGCAAAATATACTGCGAGCGCTAAAAAACCAGCAATTACTGCTCCTGTAATCATTTAATTTCCTTTGATGCTCAGACAGAAAAAATCGACCATATACAAAACTACACCAATGGTAGCGCTCACGTAGCTTAAGGTGTTTGCGCCACCATTGGTGAGATGGCTTGGCTAAAAAGCTTCTTCGTCCCAATTATTGGAGTTTTTGGAAGTTGCTGTTGATTTCTGTTGTTGAGCAGCTGACAAGGTCTTAGTGATTGAACCGACCTTGGCCTTGCGTAGGGATGGACCGATATCATCGGCAACCAAGACAACCTTGGACTGCTTTTGACCTTCTTTTTCCCAGCTCTGCTGTTCTAGGCGGCCAGAGACTATTACGCGCGAGCCTTTTGAAAGACTTGATGCTACGTTGTCCGCTAGTTCGCCCCATGCATTGACGTCAAAAAAAGAGGTTTCCTCTTCCCATTCGTCTTGCTTGTTTTTCCAACGACGGTTGACCGCGACGCCAACCCTTAGAACACTGCTTCCTGTCTTTGTGGTTTTTAATTCGGGGTCTGCAGTGAGATTCCCTACCACCGTTACTTGTGCTGTCATGTATTTCTCCTATGTACCTGATGTTTGTTGTTAAATGGCATCTAGTTCAAGCATGAACCAACCATTGAGCCACATGATTGCTATTACTGAATATCCGCAGATATCAAGCCATGTGTCATTGAGTGGTTCAAACAAGACAGGACCATCATGCTTTTGAATGTTCTTTAGTCTCTCTAACTTGTCGTTTAGACGAATTACGAGCCCTGGAACCCCAAAGCGTGAAATATTGCCATGTCCATACATCCGCTGTTTACCGATAACGGTTTTCAACAGATGCATTCCCGCCTCATCGACGGAAACCTTTGTTTCGTTTGCGTAGCCGATAAGACCGCTCCACGCAATTGCTGTCCACATAAAATGAATGCTTTGTTCGTCCTGTGGTGTTTTATTTTGAAAAACTTGCTCAACGACATTCTCAAATGTCTCAAGAATAAATTCTTGTCTTTCTTCGGTTGATGTAAACCCAATAATATAAGACGAGTTTGCATTTAGCATCATTTCTGAAATAACAATCTCGGCCGCTTCATTCCATGTTTGTGGGATGTTTTTAGTAATTGTCATTGTTACCTTCCGTGTGTCATTGGTGCGAGCATTGCTGTTTTGGACTGTCGTGCTTCCCATTCAAATATTCTACGTAGGCCAAGAAATGTTTCAAAGATGTCATCATCTATACGAAGAGGAAACCAGCCCCAATTGTCTGGCCGCAACCAAAGCGCGGCGGCTTGCTCAACTTGAGGCATGGGGACTTCCGTGTCTTCCTCAAACATCACATCCGCTCTGGCGTAAGCAGCTAACTGTAAAGCAACTTTGGCGCTAATCCCAGAACGGGTTGTCTTGAAGTCAAGAAGAGTTACTTTGTTTCTGATGCGAGCGATTGCGTCAAACGAACCGGCGTACAAATGCGTAACTGAAAATACCGACTTCTCAACGTGTATCCATTCGGGCTCGTACTCAACACAAAACTTGTCGAAGTGCCGAATGAATGGCTCTAGGTCTTCGTCATACTGCGTAGATGGGTCGTAAATTCTTTGTTCAATCGCTTCATGGACTCTCGTCCCCATGTCCGCAGCAATTGCAAGTTCGCGTTCTGGTGCAGCCTTAAGCCAGAGTTTTGCCTTGTCCTGTTTGTTGGCCAAAATGAGTTCGTTGACATATTGAATATTGTCAACCGCGGCATTGGCGGTCATCTTGCTATTCCACTGACGCAGAAATGGCGCTGGAAGCATGTCGATTATTGATGTAACAGAAGGCGCCGACAAGTTTTTAATATTTGGATGCTTGTAGTGGCGATATCCGTTGACCGTGGTGGTCTGAATTTTTGGATTAGTCATTGGTTCTTATGTGCCCGTTCCTCGAGATGCTTTTTATAGCCATCCCAATTGTTTGTGTACCTGTATGTTGCTTCCATCACCATATCAGGGTCTTGGCGCTCATACAACTCCGTACCCATAGATAAAACAATATATTTTGGCGTCGGAAACACCATCCCTAGGGTTTTGCCGTCGTAATTTCCCCCAACAAAATCAATCTCACACCTTGTTTCTACTTTGCTTTTAGAGGATGTTTTGCGTGACTTTACATCCTTTTTCACTGACTGCTTGCCAACCGCACAAAATCGGTGAACTTTATTTTTAGATTTTTAACATTTTGCGAATAGTCACTGACAAACTTTTTGTCAAGGATAATCGAATCTGTGTCCTCATCCAGCGTCATCATTTCTTGCATAACCTCAAGAGCCTCAACTAGTTTCCAAATTTCTTCTATGTCTGCATTCAGATTCTTAACTAAATTATCTACCCGATGTCTGTTGATGTCGGCGGTTGGACGAGAAATGACAATGGGTTCGTCGCGTCCACCAAATTGTGTGCCCTGAATTTTGAAGGGCTCATTAGGGTTGCCTAGGTCTATCCCCGAGATTTTTGACATTGTGTCTCCTGTTGGTCGTAGGTCTCACTATACAGCATTTGCATAACTTGGTCGGGCTGAAGTAAAAACCCTAGCGCCGGATTGTCGCTTGCCTCTGCGAAAGTCCGCTTTGTGTTTTCGTTGAATAGGTCTTTATGCGCGCGTAAAGAC